TTCACTTATCTTAGCTAAGTCATAACGATCATTTAGCCTAGTAGCAAACTCACGTAGCATGGTCTGGTTTTCATCTTGAGCTTTAACAGGCTCTACAGTAGGAGCTTTCCTAGTAACTAACGACTCAGTTGGCTTAGTAGCCTCTTGCTCTGGTAGAGCCTCTTTTAGAAAGCTTAAAGCATCGAATGAGAATTGTACTTCACTGACCATTTTATTTACTTTCTGTTGTAGTTGATAGTACTGGTACACTACGCTTAAGGTAACCTTCGACAACGGCGCTACCAAAGTTACCAATAGCACCCCAGAAACCAGCAGACTTAGAAGCACTTGCTGACTGTTTAGCGTCATCTGATTGTATCTGAGCGATAGCCAACTCTGTTGCCCTGTCTGCGTCATTGTTTGCGGCTTGCCATGCATAACTCATTATGTCTCTAGTCTCTTGCATCATAGCACTGAATGCTAATGCAGTCATATTAGTTGCTGCAGCAGCATCAGCACGATTAGCTTCATTCTGCGCTGCAGTATCCATAGTAGCGACAGACTGATACCATGATGCGTTTGCTTGCTCAATGATTAACTGGTTTGTTGCATTAAACTGTTGACGCTGATCTAACATCTTCTTATTGAACTGCTCTACAGCATTAGCTTCACCAGCGTTAAACCTGTTCTGAGCATTAGTCTGTTCTGAGTTAAACATCCCTAGAGAAGCACCTAAGTTATCATAGAACTGTTGAACTTGTATCTCACTAGATGCATTAAACTGTTTAGCTGCATTCTCAGCAGCCTGATCAGACAACAAGGCATTAGCACGTTGCTGTGTCTTAAATACATTAGTCTGTTGCTCATTATCAAGGTTTTTCATGTCCATCTGTAGGAAAGCACTAGCTTGTTGCACTTGTGCTTGCTGACGGTTGTTTAAGTTAGTTATGTCTAACTGGGACATAGCTGCAGCATCAGAAAGCACCTTAGCATTAGCTGCATCTAAGTTAGCTAGATCTACTGACTGAGCCATTCTAGCATTCTCTAGTGCTATCTGTTGCTCTGCAGTAAAGTTCATGTTAGCTATGTCAGAGATCTTAGCTGCGTTAGCTACACGAGTCTGAAACTCTTGGTTAAACTCTAGGTTAAGGAACTCAGCACGTTGCTGTGCAGCAAACATAGCAGACTGTTGCTTGTTAGATAAGTTCTGTAACTCAAAGCTTGCTGCAGTCTTAGCATCCTGAGATGCAATAGGGATAGCACTCTCCATTGCAGCCTGTACAATAGCCTGACCAGCTATACTAGAAGAGCTAAGACCTCTTGCAGCCATCTGCGCAGCCGCAGCCCTCATAGCTCCTGCTGCCCATGCTGGGGGTTCATTACCTTCAAAGTCTTCCATCAGACCAGTTAACTGACCCTGTACTGTAGCATCAGATGATGGTGCGCCTGTAGCTGCCTCAAAGCTTGTCTCTTCACGAACACGCTCCATATCTACGGTAGCGCCCTCAATCATCTCACCCTCTTCTAGCTTACGAGCTTCAGGTGCTTTAACTGTTTGTGCGGCTGTAATCTGTGCTGCATCTAAACCAAGCTGTGCCAGTTCTTCTGGCTCCATAGTTGCAGCCTTAGCTAATGCTTGATCACTAGGTAAACCTGTCGCAGCAGTTAGCTTATCAAGTGTAGTTTCTATTTCATCAGATACAGTGGTAACTTCTACCTTAGGCGCTACTTTTTTCTCTGGGGCAACAACATCAGCAGCAGTTTGAGCAGTAGTTGCCGTAGCAGTAGGTGCAGTTTGAGTTACTTCTCCAGTACCATCTGCTATAACTTGCTTATTATCAGTAGTTACTTTACTTACTGTTGTAGGTGTTGTCATAGAAGAGGGTTCATTTATAGCAGATGCAGTCATCTCTACATTAGATGGCATCTCCGTAGTCTTAAACTGCGTCTGAGCAGTAGTTAAACTTTCCTGTGCCCTAGTTAATGCAGCCTGTTTAGTATTAATCGCTTCTACTAAGGATTCATCCTCTGGGTTAGCTGCTTGGGCATCTCTAGCAGTTTGTAGTGCAGCCATTGCATCACTTACACGTTGCTGTGCAGCGTCTAAAGAAGCCTGACCACCCTGGTTAAATCCACGAACATACACACCCTCATTAGCTTTAATTGGTTTGGGGTTGAGTATACGCATTGCTTGCTCTGTAGCATTACCAAGTTTCTGCTGATAGGCTGGATTAGATGCAATAACTTTACGTTGTTCATCCTCTTGCATACCAGCTAACTCAGGCAGTATCTTGCCCCTTTGCTCTGGTGTAAATCCTAAGAAACGTTTTGCCATCTATCTTATCCTTACTTGCCTACTTGCATCCATACAGCAGTAGCTATGAATGTCAGTACTGCAACTGTTCCTAATTGTACGAGTGTCTTCCATATACTCTTTTTAGTATCTCGCCATGAGTCTAATAAACTACGTAACTCTTTAATGTCACTAGCTGCATCCATGTCAGATAAGCCTAAGTCGCACAGAGCTTGTTTAGCACCCTTCTTAGCGGCCCTATCAAGCATAGCTTCTAGTTGTTCTGGAGTTAAAATATCCATTAGTTTATTTTATAGTGAGCTACAAATATAGTACCACTATCATGCCCAAAGTTATCTAGTGAGGTGATAGCCATTAGAAGTTACCATTTGGTGTAACATTACCCTTAGCGGTTACATTACCACTAGAATCTATTCTAAATAAACCGTTCCCATTATACCTAACTATAAGAAGGTCGTTGTTACCTACCTCAAACGTCCAATTTGAAGAACCTCCTGTAAGTTGAATTTCTCCACCAGCACTTACATTACCACCAGCTTCAATATCCGCAGCAGCATAGATGTCATTATCAGTAGGTGCTGTACTGTCACCTACGCGCAATCCACCAAGTACACCCACACCAGATGTCGTAAGTCTAAGCTCTTCACTAGGTGAGTTTCCTGTACCTACCCTAAAACTTATTTGTGATGCAGTGCTAAGATCAATAACACCCCTTTGAGCGCCAGTGCCTTGTAAGGCAATGCCTGCTTGAGTACCAAAGACTGCTCCAGATGCATTTAAATTCATCCTACCAGAAGTTGTTAAAGTAAGGTCCTCATTACTAGCGTTCCCACCTTGTACTACAAGACTGTTAGTTGAGCTAATTGTTTGACCACTACCACCATCAACAACAAATGTTAATTTTGTGCTGCCATTATCTGCAAAATAAAAATTACCGCTATCAGCATCTAATTTAATGTCACCAGAAGCATCTACAGTAAAACTACCAGATTTTGTAACGTCACCTGTTAAGTCACCTGTTATACCACCAGTAGCAGTAATTTCACCTGTAACAGTAAGATCGTTGCCTATAGTAACATCACTAGGAAGACCTATCTGAATCTGGTTATTACTTACAGAAGTCTCTATTTCGTTTGTAGTACCTGCAAAGTTTAACGTATCAGACTCTAATGATACTGCATCATCTGTACCACTATCTGCACCAACTGTTAAAGAAGTAGTAATAGAAGATGTACTTACTGCAGTTACTAAACCCTTGGCATTAACTGTTACAACGGGAACAGACGTAGAGCTACCAAAAGAACCTACATTATAGTTCACTGTGTCTAAAGTTGTTGTAAGGGTAATGTCACTTGAGCCATCAAAGGATGTAGCAGTAGCATCTACATCTCCATCAATAGTAATATTACGTGCTGTTGCTAAAGTAGTAGCGGTATCTGCATTACCTGTTACATCACCCGTAACGTCACCTGTTATACCACCAGTAGCAGTAATTTCACCTGTAACAGATAAATCACCGCCAATAGTAGCATTACCACTAGACATTGTTAAGCTACCTGAGTCTAGAGTTACACTATTTGAACTAGAAACAGTGACATCCCCATTAAAAGTAGTACCACTTGTTACAGCTAAAGTACCCGCTAGTGTAGCATCTGCACCACTTAGTGTGATAGCTGTAGTAGTCCCAGACTTCACGATAAGGTTATTACTATCATTAGTAAGTGTAGCAAAAGTTACACCTGCATCATTTAAAAGTATATCCCCACCATCAGCATCAAGTGTAATATCACCTACTACATCTATAGTAAGACCACCAGTGGATACATCAATTCCATTATCAGAGAGTGTCATGTACTCATTAACACCTACAATAGCTGAATCCTGATAAACAGTGCCATCAAAGTAGGCATTTTTATACTGCAGTAAGTCAGTACCCAAGTCTAAAGTATTACTGGATTTAGGGTTAACATTAGTATTAGTAACAACCAAGTCCTGACTAGGGCCAACTCTTTCGATAGGTGCGCCCTCACCTGTTAAACCTGAGTGTGTATGACCTGTAGAAGCATTAAACGCACTCTGTAATGCGACAAACTCCGCATTGAAATCATCTGCGTCAATAACCTTACCATTGGCAATGTTGTCTGCAGTATCCTGTTTAGTGTAACCTGCCATTGTGTTTCCTTACTGTCTATCGTTTTGTCTATACTCTAACAGTGCAGTGTCTAGAGTGAATGAAGCGTTAGTTGAGTTATCAGATATACGAATAGCAATGGTTTTACCAGAGCCAACAATGTTATTTATATAAACTTTATCTAACTCTCCACCAAACTTAGCTGTGCCATATGTAGCGTCAGATGCACCAAATAAAAATACTGCTGTCCCTGTACTACTAACCTGTTGTGTAGATGGCTGTAGTGTAGCTGTATTTGTACTAGTACTAAAGTCATAACGTATGTTTAAATCTACGTCCATACTGCCAGTAGGTTCAGCATATAGAGTTAACTTGTAAAAAGACTTTCTTGTTTGAGGGTCTGTAATTGGCATATAGGGAGATTCATAAATAGATTGAATATCTCCCCCATCAAAGCTAGAGCTTGTTTCCATCTGATAAACGTAACCGTCATCATGTGCAAAAGCTACCATCTCAGTTGTTCCTGAGTAACGACTATCCGCTACAAAAGCTTTAATACCTGAGGTGGTAGACCAAGACATACCTGATGCACCCTGAGAGATAAACTTAGTAGCTATAAGGCCTTTACCAACTTCAGGCTGCTGAGAAGAAATATAAGCAAATATACGGTACTGAGCTTTCTCACGTAAAACAAGAGAAGTAAAGCTAGGTGTACTAGCTAAGAAAGTGTTAGCATCTTTGTAAATCTGGTCAGACGCAATATCCAACGCAAAGTCACCAATACGGTCAGTAGCACTTAGTAATCTAATACCATCAGGTGCTAGATAAATAACGTCACCACCAATCTCTTGAATAGTGTCACCATTAATACAACCAATACGATCTGTAATAGGCGATACTGCAAAGTCTGCAGCGCTACTACCAGTTAGTCTCTTAATACTATCCTGAGTAAAAATAATAAGCTGTTCACGAAAGACTGCTAACCCGGTAATGTCGTTAGCTACATTAAAAGATCCTGCACCATTAGAAACACTAAAATCGTCTACACTAAACGGAGCAGTAAAGAACAAGTTACTACCCTTAGAATAGAAAGCAGTATTCTTAAATATAGCTACCTGCTCTGCACCACTAACATCTGTACTGTCTGAGGAAGTCATAAATGACATAGTGTTGCCGTTAGTATTATAGATAGCTGGGTAGTTAGTACCATCTACGAACAGGACTTTATCGTCGCCATCTAAATTATATAGAACGTGTCTAGCTTTACCACTATTAATACCAGCACTATGCGCCATAAAGTTCCAAGAATTGCCTGTACTGTAGTAATAAGCTACCTTGTTTAAATCTGCTGTAGCGTCTAGATGACTAAATGTTAATACAGTGTTATCAGCTAAGGTCTGAGCAGAAGATAAAACTAAATTGTTTTGATCTGTAACTGTAGTTACTGTTGGAGAACCTGATATCCCAGTTCCACTAACTATCATACCCACAACAATAGTACCTGAATTACCGTCTAAAACTACAGATGTTGAAGAACTTGTAGCTCCATTTATACTAGCAGTGGAATTTGTTTGTGTTACAGCGCTACTATCTACCTTACGTGCCGCTATAACACGCCCAGAGCTAATAACTTTAACAGCTAAGACAGGTCCAGTTCCCGGTACTGCAGTAGTACTAAACTTCTGAAAACCTTTAATCTTAGAGTAACCGCCTTCTTTATTAGCTTCAAAGTTCTGTAGTATGGTAGCAGATCCAACAGCATTAGTACCATGCTGTAAAGGGGAAAGGTTAGATATTAACCCCCCTCTAAACTCTATAGGAAATGTTGTCCACTGCGTTGCCATTAAAAGTGTACTCTCGTATCTCTAAGGTACTCAGTCCGATTGATGTTTAGACTTCGCATATGCTTAATACCTTGTATAAACTTCTGCTGTGATAGTTGGGCGGTCTGTGTATCACCCCTGAATAAGTACACGTAATACATAGCTCCATCAACTATGGCATGTTTATACTCTTCTGGTACAGAAGGTACGTCTGCTGCTAACTCCATATCAACACCTACAGTGTAGTATTCATACACTACTTCATAAGCTTTATCAGGTGCTGGTATAAAGATCAACTCTCTACTAGGAGTTCTTACAACGTACTTAGGAACTGCCCTAGTATTAACATCAGAGTTATACTCGTAATCTATGTATTTGTCAAGGTATTCTTCATAGTTAAGCAACTTTAATCGTTGAGTTTCTACACTTAGACTTGCATCTCTACGGATACGAAAAGAGTTCATGTTAACAGTCTTAGCATCATAAGGCATACTGTAACGAACTTCTCCTGCTAAAAGTATTTCACTCTCCTCTGCGTGGTTCCAAGGCCACTCAAACTCTTCTTGATGTATGTGACGAATAGATGCATTAACTGAGTCTTTACTGAGGTTGTAATAACCTGTAGCTGTAGAGAAGTTAGATGAAGTAAGTTCAACCTCATTCAAACGTCTGTTAACCTCATTAACTAGCCCGATAAAATTATAAGCCATCCTTACTTCTCCTTAATACGTAAAAAGACTGAACGCTCATACTGTAATCCCTCTGTAGTCGTGATCTGACAAGAGATGCGATACCTTACGTTGTTAGTACCAAGAGATAGTCTAATAGTTGACACAGTTGATGTATTTGTTTTTTGTACCATTTGTAACCCATTAACTACAGAGGTAGGGCTTACAGAGGTTTTAACACCATCAGAATCATCAACATACCAAGAAACACCTACAATAGTGTCATCACCTAGAAAGCGTGACCAGTCTATGTTATAATCTAGTACTTCATCTTTATCTTTATCAGGCCACTTGTATGACATGTACGTATTCCTTACGCTGCGATTCTTATTGTGTTGTCTCTATCAATAGCTGCAATGCTAACAGTTCTTTGCTTCTTATCAGATGGGATTATGATTGTATAAGCCTGTGATGTACCTGATATAAAGATGACGCGTTTACGATCATAACTATCTTGTATAGACTCATAATTAAAGTTGGTGTTTACAACAGTAACATTGTTAGTATTAACAGTTAAAGGTGGTGTAGTTATAGATATAACGTTACTTGTTTTATTTGTAACTGTACCTATAGAAATAACAGCAGAAACTCCAGTAATTGCTGTATTAGCTGCAGCAGTAACTGTAACAACACCTATACCTACTGTAAGCGCTGGGCTAGTAATAGCTGTGTTAGCACCCGCAACCACTACAGTTGTACCTACAACTAATGTAGAGTCAACCCCCGTTGGTACAACATTAGCTGCAGCAGTAACTGTAACTGTGTTAATAGATACTGTAGCAGATACACCTGTAATGGCTGTATTAGCCTCTGCTACGACTACAACAGATCCAACACTAGATGTTATGGTAGGTGTTGTAGGAGCTAGATTAGCATGACCAACAATAGTAACGGTACTGATAGAGCCTGTCGCAGTTACACCCTCAGCCAGAAAGCGTATCTCTGACTGTGATGCAAAGGGTGTAGAGGCGAATGCTATACCGAACATGTGTTACCTTTTAAGTATTAGCCATAGTGTTTCTAATCTAGGCGTTTTCTAAGGCAGCAATGCGTGCCTCTAGTTCTTGAATTGTAGCAACCAACAGTGGCACTAGCTTGCTCTGGTCAATGCCTTGGTAGTTAGGAACGCTACGAGTACCCATGACAGCTTCAGTTGTAACATTACCGTCATCATCTGTGACTGCTGGTGTGACTTCATATTCCTCGTCACGCATTGCATCTTTAGCACCAGTGACCGCCTCTGGTACAATGTCTTGAACTTCATGCGCTAAGAAACCGTCAACTGTTGTGTCAGGGTCAGCAACAAAGTTAAAACGATGCACTGGGATTTGCTTAATCCGATCCGTTGCGCCTGTTAGGTCAACTACGTTTTCTTTTAGGCGATAGTCAGAGGATGTGTTGTAGGAGGTGGCTGATCCACTTGTCGTAATCGTGCCAATTTCACCATTGTTGTTGTTAAAGCTGACTAAAGTTGCAGCACCAGTTCCTGCCCTTCCTACCCTTATCTGGCCTGCCCCATCCACAGTAACGCCTGTTTCACCAGCGCCAATCGAAGATGGTTCGCCAAAAAATGTAGTTCCAGACAGGTAGAGGTTTCTGAAGCGACCACTTGACCAGCCAAGGTCTACAGTACCATCAGTGCCAGTGTTTGTTGTTATATTTTGAGGTTCAATAATAGAACTTGCATCACTAAATCGCAGACCAGTATCACCTGTACCAACAACTAGGTCACCTGCTTTAGCCCCAATACTCCCCACATTTACGCCCGAGCGATTAAATTTTACAATTTCTCCATCGCTGTATGTTCGATTAAGCAGCATGACGGTGCCGTTGTATCGTGCAAAGGCAGAAAAGGTGGTGGTTAAGTTAATACCAGTATCAGCAGATGTGTCTGAGCCGTTATTATA